GTGAATCTCTCGGTGTCGAATGTTTTTCGATACCAATTGTCCCCGGTTAGGTCATTGTCAAAGAATAAAGCTCCCTTGTGTGAACGGTTGTTAGAATCGTCTAGGTAGGTTTGCTCTTTAAAGTTGTTCCTTACGTCATTGGTTAATGTGTATCTGTCGAAGTCACCCACAACGCCCGGCAACTTAGATGCTTCCCTCACACCAAACTCTATATTTTTGAAATCCACCTCAGTATTAACGATGGTAGAATCACCGAATAGCCATATTTTTAACGTCCCTCCAGCCGGGAGTGCTTTACTTTTTATGGATATTGTTTTCCAATCTTGTTTTCTCTCAACCGATGTATAAGGTATGTTGATGTAAGTTCTTAGGCCTCCGAATCCAGTAGAGGTAACCCAATTTCCGTCCGAATCAAGATAATAAACTATGCCACCTGCGGCCTCTACGGACACATTACAAGCGAGTATGTTTGCAGGTGTTGAACCGCCCAAAGGAAACCTAATGTCAAAGCCAAAGTCAACAGAATCGTTTACATTCATGTATGTAGGCTGGCTCATAAGTACATGATCCTGAAAAGCTGTTATTTTTAGCTTAACGTAGTTATCAATTATATTCCCATCTACATCTTTTTCCTCCACCCTGTAATTTTCGCCAGTGGCCGTAGTAACTGAACCAGCAACACCTCGGTAATACGTCCAACATTCTACCGTATATGTATTAGTAGTGGGTACAATTAAATCACCACGTAAAAACGTTTGATTGCAGATAATTTCGTCTGGGAATTCATAACGGTAATCAACCCTAGTTTCTTTGCTCGGCCTTCTTACCTGCCTTAACATAAAAGGCTGGATAGGCTTCATATCTTCGTTAACTCCTACTAATGTGGTAAAGGATTTACTAAACGTAGAATTTGAGAAAGCACCCCTGATAATTCCTGAGATGTTCCCAGAATGCAAGAACTGTTCTTGGCGTACAAACCACCATTTACCTAAATATTGGTAAAGAGTTTGACTCCATGACTTGTTTATCTTTTCAACTATCTGTTGGTTATTGTCCTTTTCAAATGTCTTACCATCAATATAAACCTGATTCATTGGATGCTGCCCGCTAGCGTCATTCATTCCAACGTAGAATAGATGGTTAATGATAGTAGTCCCTAAGAAAGTCGGGATAGGTGTTGAACTAATGGCTGTACTTAAATAATCATCAATAGCACCGAGGCCGTCAATGGTTATCTTTGGATCTTCGCTTATCTGTCCTAGCCCGTCCGTTGCCCTTAAGGTAATGTAATGGTTTGAATCTGTCCAATCTTCCTGAAAGTCATCTTGCATTAGCCAACCTATCCAGTACACAGATGCGTTAAAAAAGAATTGTACTTGTACCGCGTCATCATCGCCGAATAGAAAGTCATCCAACTGTACGTTGTTAGATACTATCTGTAATTCCGCTTGCTGTCCCCGAATAGGTTTAAAAAAGTCGTTATCTTGGTTGAACTCTCTTAAAACAAACGGCCTTACACCCGGATTAAGGTAAGTTACTCCCCCTGAATAGTCTTTAAAAAAGAAGTAAACAATACAGTCATCCCCCTGAAGGGTTTTGAAGTCGTACTGGTATTTTATTGCGTAACTCAACTTTTATTTGGCAGTTTGAGAATGTTTAGTATATTTGCCCTTGTAGAGCTTTTTGGCTTTGCACATATCAAATTCCTTTAATTTCCCGAAGTTTTTACTTTGGGATTTTTTATTACCCTACCCTCCTTATTTGAGCGTTTCCGGCGTTCATTATGCCTACAAAGTCGGTTCCCCTTCCTGTTAAGTTAACTTGTCCGCTTAACTGTAAACCGCCACCTGATAAACCGCCAAACGATGGCGCGGCCACACCTCCTAAGCCCGATAAAGCACCAAAGATTCCACCAAACCCTTTAACAGCAGCACCGCCGATAACCGTACCGCCAGGAAATATTGAGTTTAATATAGCAGCAAGTATTGCAGCCTTTGCAACGGTTAACGCAATTTGAACCACAAGAGCCTTGAATGACTGTGCCAATGCCTTGCCTACACTCTGTCCGTTTTCCAATGCACCAAATACCGTTTGAATTGCAGGTGCAAGGAACTCGTTAAACTGCCCTGTAATCTCTGCCGTCTTGTTCTTAATTGCCTCAAGCCCACCAATGGCATTTTGCACCTCAGTAGATGGGATGATATTTATTCTGCCGTTAACCTTTAGTTTACTAAAAGCCTCTTGTATGTCCCTTACTACTTGGTCTGAGAAAGCACTACCAAAGTCTCGTGTTTGGTTGGTTAGTGTTTGTAAAGATCCCGGTACGTCAATGTCAGGAACTATCTTAATACCTTTAACGTCTTTTGCGGTTGCATCTTCAAATATAGATCCAAAGTCTAGTTTGCTTACTATTTGCTCTGTGCCGCCTAAAATTGCGTCTGCCTGCTTTCTGAAGTTGTCTATAATATCCTGAAACGCCTCATCAAATGTTTTTTTGGTTGCAACAACCTCAACACCTATTGCGATATCACCCCTAAGCCCTTGTTGAGCTTTACCCAATCTTTCAATAAGGTCAAGCTCATTCTTTATCTTGTTAGCGTCCTTATCTCTTTGTTGTGCGCCCTTTACCTGTGCATCATTCAGCCTTACCAAGTCTTCTGCATACTTCTTAGCAACCTCTCTAAGTCTTTCCTGTTGGGATTCGATGAATATTTTTCCTAAAAGGCTCTTTACATATTTGTCGTAGCTTTTAGTTAATTGGTCAACCGTTACCCTTTCGCTATCAAGGCTTTTAAAGTAAGTAGGTGCCGATTGGTTCAGCTTCTTTAGGATCTTGTCTTGGTCTTCCCTCCTACCTGCCAATTGAGGGTAAAGATTCACCAGCAAACTAATGTTAGCTAGTTCATCACTTATGCCCTCTACGCTCTTTTTTTGCGCCTCCGTTAATTGTTTTGTTCCTCCTATAAGAGCATTGAACGCCCCACTCAAAGAACCGTATTTCTGAATCAAAGCCGTAACGCCTGCGGTAACTGCACCAAAGGCAAAAGCTAATCCAGCAGGGCCAAACAAAGAAGCACCCAAAGCCTTTAACGCTGCACCTGTACCGCCTGAAGCCCTTGATAATGCAGTAAACTGGTCTAATACGATTGGTAAGTTATTCTGAATGGCAATAAACCCGAAAGGAAGGTCACGAGCTACTTGTCCGAGTGCATTAAGTGAAGGAACAGCATTAGCAGCCTTTTGCGCCCCATTTGCAATACCACCGAGAGCATCCCCAGCAGTCTTTGCTACTGGCGGTATTTTTCTCAAGTTATCGTAAAATGATGGGAATCCCTTACCACCTACTTTCTCAATAGTAAATCCAAACTTCTTTACTTCCTTTTCTAACTGTTGTACGTTATCAAATAAAGATGGGAAGCCCTTGCCGCCTATTTTCTCAATAGTAAACCCAAACTGCTTAATTGTGCGTTCAGCTTCGCTAACGCCTTTTTGCAAGCCACTAATATCTGCGCCTATCGGGACGCGTAAACCTTCGCTCATTTTAACGATTCAAAAAGTTTTTTAATCTCATCCTCGTCCGCTTCCTGTGGTTCATCCAAAGGCCATAGCTCCTCCGGGCTGTTTATCTTTGAGCCTGCCGTTTTAGCAATAACATACATGATGTTTCTGTTTAGCTTGCTCTCGTATATCCTAGCCCGGTGAAACCCTCTAGCCATTAACTCAAATTCAATAGGTGATACAGAATAGAACTCGTTAGGTGTTAAACCCATTTCATAGGCCAGTATCTCTACCTCTTGGAAGTCTTTTTTTTTCCTTCGCCTGCTGCTTTAATTAACTGTGATTCGCTCCATACTTTAACCACTGAGGCAATGGCATTTATTTTCTCTGTGTCACCTATGGATGATTCCACAAAGTCTACCATGTCTTCAAATGTCAATGAAGGAACTTCGTCTTTTACAGCGCAGCTATTCATATACCCTGAGTAAAGTACGTGGGCTATGCCTATTTCTGTTATTTCATCCCCATCGAAGCAATAATTCTTTTGGAACTTATCAGCCAGATATCTAGCCGAATACATACCAAACTTCAATACTACATCATGGGAATTGATAGTAATTTTTGTGGTATTCATGTTTATACAGTTATATCAACGATTCCATCAGAATTAAGAGTAATTGAAAACTTTACATACCCTGCTGATTCGCCTGTAAGATCCAACTGAGTGATACGCGCATTGAAAGAATGGAAATAAGCAGCACCCAAAGAAGAACCACTAACTACTGGATTCTGTACCCTTACCGATACGAGTGTTTTGTTTACGAAAGCCGTCAACAGTGCGTTGTAACTTACCTGTGAAACCGTTGGTGCAGTCTCACAAACAGCGTCAGCCGTAATTGTGTACTTAACTGAACCTACCGCCGTTAACAGTCCGCAATCTGTGTCTTCCTCTGTTACGTCTACTGAACCAGAAACCGTCTTGGATTGAACGCAAACGAGAGTCTTGAATGAACTACCGCCCGCTACATCAATTTCAATAGGTTGATTTGAACTTAATACTTGTGCCATGTTACTTTTGAATTAATGATTGTGTGAATGTTAATATCTTTCTTGTTATGTATTCGCCTTCAGTATCTCTTTCGTTTAGATACCTGGTTGATTCTAATTGAATATGTCCAAAGGCAAAGTCGTTGTCTACTAGATTGCCGCCTATCATCGGTAATATCCTGTCGCTCACCATGCCGGAAATCTCATCAACAGCATCGTAATTCTGATACTGGTTCTGCCTAGTGAATATTTCTACGTTTATAGAGGTCTCCCTTATAAATAGCGTATCGTTGGCCTCGTTACTTTCTGTTATACTGGAAATCTCTATAAAGTAGTCAGGGATGGTCACTAGTATAGGCGGCTCATAAACAGGTAAAGTATAACCATTGTATTCTATACCCGCCAGAGCAGCCTTGTAAGTCCTTCGTAATGATTTGCTAGCGTTCTTCACCTTTGCTTTCTGATTATATTCCTTAGTGAACTAATAAACTCCGGCCTGTGCTTTCTTATGGATGGGAACAAAAACGGCTGTGGCTTTATACCTTTAGTCAGGATGATAAAGGCTATAAACTTTGCCAGTTGCCTTTCCATGATAGCCTGTTTCAAGAAACCTGCTTTCTGGAATTGTCCCTTCCTTTTACCGCTTCCTACCTTCTTTATTTCGGTTGCTGCAATACCCTTTCGCTTTACCCAACCCGTAAGCCTGTCAATCATCTGCTCATAACTTCCCCTACCCTTTTTACCCTTTGCCGCCTGTGCTATCTCTCTTGCTTCCTCTGGAACGCTTACATACCTTTTAGTGCCAAACTCGATATAGGGAGCGTATTCCTGTTGAACCACAATCTCATAATCACCTAACTTATCATTGTCAATGATTATCTTGTCTCCAAGAAATCCAAAGTCTCTAGGTGCAGCCATCTTTGCGCTTTCTTGAACATTTACAGCATACACCTGCGCGGCGGTATCTATCTCGTCAATCAACTCCGCACTACTTGTTTTTAGCTCTTTAATAGCTGCTGCAAACCCTTTTGTAGTAATCTTTATCAAATCACCACCTTTTTATATAACCTTGAATTGAGTAACCTATGATGCGGGAAGTCCTGAATGCCTGCCGTTTTATCTTCATCGTAGTTCAGCCCTTTATTCTTATACTGCCATGCAACTAATACCTTTATGTCGGTCTTTAAGTCTTCAGGGAGCGATATAAACCCCGCTTGATATGTAACCTTAAAACAACCGTTTCGAATCTTTAATGTGTCCCCTATTAGTGCATACTCTGAAGGGTCTACCAATGTCCACTCAATAAATGAAGTCAGTTCATAAACGGAAGTCAAAGAAGCAACCGGAGAATAAGGAAGCTCTATTTGTTCCCTGTCCACATCTACAATACTTTCTAATGTCTTTACACCAAATGAAAGTCCTGTGAACTTCTCCAAATGCCTTCTAGTACTTTTACCCAACTCAACGAGCAAAGTATCGTCATCGGTGAAGTCCTTTATCCTGAGCCAGTTCTTAATCTCCGTCAAGGAAACAGGCTCCGCTACCATATCTGAAATAACCGTTACTTTCATCTGAATGTGTATTTATTCGGCACGTCTGTTAACCATGCCTCAAATGCTTCCAATTCTTTGTTAGGGTCTAGTTCCCTACTTCTCTCCTTAGCCTTTTTGCTGGCTTTCTTATACTCTTTCGGGTCGTCTAGTTTCTTAATAGCCTTTACCCAACCGTCTATATCGTCCCTGTCTACATATATCCCCGCGTCTGCACAATTCTCTTTTAGTCCTGGTGTTGGGTTGCATATAACCGGAATCCCTGAACTCATAGCCTCTGTGGCTGTCCTTCCCCAACTCTCAAACTTGCTAGGCATTATTAGTATCCTAGTTTGCTCGTATGCCCTCATAATGAATGGCGTATTATCCATTATCGTTACGTTGCTAGGTTGGTTTATGTGTTGTCCTTCGCTAGCTGGCTCTGAGTAACTTCCTTTCACACCTAAGAACTGTTTTTCTGGTAACCTAGTAGCTATCTCCCTCAGTATCTTTCCACCCTTGTTGCCGTCTAAGTTTATGAGGGTAATAAATTGGTTTTTCTCAGGATCTCGGTTTAT